GCCAAATGCACGACTAACTGAGAAACAAAAAGCAGCCTAATGCAAACTACCCGCTACTCCGCGCAAGATGAACAAGAACTCATGGCACGGTTGTGGAGTCCTGCCATTAAGGACAACCCGCTAGCGTTTGTGATGTTTGCCTTCCCTTGGGGACAACAAGGCACACCACTTGAACACTTCTCTGGCCCACGCAAATGGCAACGCCAGGTACTCAACGACCTTGGCGAACACATCAAAAAGAACAACGGGCAAATAGACTTTGACGTCCTGCGCCTAGCCATCGCTTCTGGTCGTGGTATTGGTAAGTCAGCCCTCGTATCCTGGCTAGTGCTATGGATGATGACAACGCGCATTGGCTCGACAGTCATTGTGTCCGCTAACAGCGAATCGCAACTACGCTCAGTTACATGGGCCGAGATCACTAAATGGTCGTCCATGTCGATCAACACCCACTGGTGGGAAATATCAGCCACTAGAGTCATGCCTGCCAAATGGCTGACCGAGTTGGTCGAGCGTGATCTGAAGAAAGGCACACGTTATTGGAATTTGGAAGGGCGGTTATGGTCGGCTGAGAATCCTGATGCGTTCGCCGGGGTGCATAACTACGATGGCGTAATGGTCGTGTTTGATGAGGCGAGTGGTATTGACGATTCCATCTGGGCGGTGACATCAGGCTTCTTTACAGAGAACACACCCAACCGCTTTTGGTGTTGCTTCTCTAATCCGCGTCGCAATACAGGCTATTTCTATGAAGCGATCGAGGGTAGCAAACGTGACTTTTGGCAATCTAGGCAAGTAGACGCTCGGGATGTAGAGGGAACCGACAAGAACGTGTACAACCAAATTATTGAAGAATACGGCCCTGATTCTTACCAAGCGCACGTTGAAGTATATGGTTCGTTTCCATCAGAAGGGGATGATCAATTTATACCATCGACTTTAGTAGATGACGCTATGAAACGGGAAAAATGGCAAGATGACTCCGCGCCCATCGTCGTTGGGGTAGACCCCGCAAGGTTTGGAAGTGACTCAACTGTTATTGCAGTGCGTCAAGGACGGGACATTGTAGAGATCCGCAAGTTTAAGGGCGATGACACGATGGTTGTGGTCGGACATGTGATTGAAGCCATTGAGCAGTACAACCCAGCCGTAGTAGCCATTGACGAGGGTGGTCTTGGCGCAGGTGTGGTTGACCGGCTCAAAGAACAACGCTACAAGATACGGGGTGTAAACTTTGCGAACAAGAGCCGCAACCCCATGATGTACGGCAATATGCGCGCCCAGATATGGGGGCAGATGAAGGATTGGTTAAAATCGGCAAGCATCCCTAAAGAGAAAACGCTCAAAACTGACCTGATTAGCCCGCTGATTAAACCTGATTCTAAAGGTGCGATCTACTTGGAAAGCAAAAAAGACATGAAAGCGCGGGGCTTGGCCTCACCTGATAGTGCAGACGCCATAGCGTTAACTTTTGCGTTTCCTGTTGCAAATAGAGAAAGTCGTACTACAATGCGAAAACAAACTTATCAATCGCAGAACGCAGCCCTTAACTCATGGATGGGATCATAATGGCAACTAAACCTGGACTCTATGCAAACATTCACGCTAAACAAGCTCGTATCAAAGCAGGTAGCGGCGAAAAAATGAGAAAGCCTGGCAGCGCAGGCGCGCCAACAGCTAAAGACTTTAAACAATCAGCTAAGACAGCTAAGAAAGGTAAATGATGCCACTCAAAAAATCAACCAGCAAAGAAGCGTTCCGTAAGAACGTAGCCGCCGAGGTTAAAAGTGGCAAACCCGTCAAACAGGCAGTAGCGATTGCGTATTCAGTAAAGCGTGAGTCAGGTAAAGGCAAAACTAAAAAATGAGTTTGAAGCCATTAAGTAATTGTGTTTTAATTCGTCAAGATACAGAAAAATTATCTGAACTAATAGTTTTACCCCAAAGTAAATTATTTAGCGGTATCATAGTGGCAATTGGTGAAGGTAAAAAGAACCCAAAAGGGTTTCTTGAGCCTATGAGCGTCAAAGATGGCGACCATGTGCTATTCGGTGAGTTTTCCGGGCAAAAGGTCACAGTCGATGGCGAGGAACTGCTTATGATGCGTGAGCCTGATGTGATCGGAATACTAAATGGCGTATGACCAAACCTCGATGAATATTGTTGGCAAAGTAGCCAACGTAGGCAGTAACCCAACAGGCCCAGACGAACAGTCAGACGTTCTCGCTACAATGCGCCATCGCTTTACTATGGCAATGTCAGCGTATTCAGAAAGTCGTGAGGACGAACTAGATGATTTACGTTTTATGGCTGGTTCTCCAGATAATCAATGGCAGTGGCCTGCCGACGTATTGGCAACTCGCGGATCTGTTCAAGGGCAGACCATCAACGCAAGACCTTGCCTTACTATCAACAAACTACCCCAACACGTTCGCCAAGTAACAAACGAACAGCGTCAAAATCGACCCTCTGGAAAAGTAATCCCTGCGGACGATAAAGGCGATGTTGAAGTAGCAGAGATTTTTGAAGGTATGGTTCGCCATATTGAGTATATGTCTGATGCCGATGTAGTGTATGACACCGCTTGCGAAAACCAAGTAACCTATGGTGAAGGCTATTTTCGCATTTTGACCGAGTATTGCAATGATGAATCGTTTGAACAAGACATTCGTTTAGGCCGTATTCGTAACGCGTTTAGCGTTTACATGGATCCAATGATCCAAGACCCCGCCGGTTGCGATGCTGAGTATTGTTTTATCAGTCAAGACATGGAAAAGGCGGAATATGAGCGTCAATATCCTGATGCCGCGCCCATTAGCTCCATTTTGTCCCAAGGCGTAGGTGATGAATCTTTAAGCCAATGGCTAAATGAAGATACGATTCGTATTGTTGAGTATTTCTACTACAAACACGTTCCAACTAAGCTTAATTTGTATCCCGGCAACCAATCATTTTTTGATGGCAGCCCTGAAGATAAAAATATGAAGGAAATGGGCTTAAAGCCTATTAAAACTCGCACTGTAGACGTCAAAAAAGTTATTTGGATGAAAACCAATGGCTATGAAGTGCTACAAGAACAAGAATGGGCAGGTAAATGGATCCCTGTAATCCGTGTTGTAGGCAACGAATTTGAAGTAGATGGCCGTATTTTTGTGTCTGGATTGGTTCGTAACGCCAAAGATGCACAACGTATGTACAACTACTGGGTATCTCAAGAAGCAGAAATGCTTGCATTGGCCCCAAAAGCACCGTTTATCGGTTACGGTGGACAATTTGAGGGCTATGAAAATCAATGGAAAACTGCAAACACGACCAACTGGCCGTATTTGGAAGTTAATCCTGACGTTACTGATGGAATGGGTGCAACTTTGCCACTTCCACAACGCGCTCCACCTCCTTTGGCACAAACTGGACTTATCCAAGCCAAAATGGGCGCGTCTGATGATATCAAGTCCACCACTGGACAGTATGACTCGAGCTTAGGTGCCACAAGCAACGAACGCTCGGGGAAAGCTATTCTTGCAAGAGAACGTCAAGGCGATGTAGGTACATTCCACTACGGCGACAACTTAACAAAAGCGATTCGCTTTGCAACTCGTCAATTAATTGACCTAATTCCTAAGATTTACGACACCGAGCGTATTGCTCGTATCGTAGGTGTAGATGGCGAAGTGTCTATGGTTAAGATCAATCCAGATCAGCCTGAGCCAGTGAAGAAAATCGTTGATCAAGCGGGTATTGTGATTGAAAAAGTCTACAACCCTAGCGTTGGCATCTACGACGTGGTTGCTACTACAGGCCCAGGCTACATGACCAAGCGTCAAGAGGCTATGGAAGCTATGGCTCAGATTCTTCAAGGCAATCCTGAGTTATGGAAAGTGGCTGGCGATCTATTCGTTAAAAATATGGATTGGCCTGGCGCCCAAGAAATGTCTAAACGCTTGGCTAAGACGATTGATCCTAAACTTCTGTCCAATACCGATGAAGATCCAGCGTTGCAAGCTGCTCAACAGCAAATTGAAGCAATGGGCAAAGAAATGGAAGGTATGCACCAAATGTTGCAAAACGTGGGTAATTCCATTGAGATGCAAGACTTGGAACGTAAAGATTTTGAAGCCCAAATTAAGTTATTTGATGCTGAAACTAAGCGTTTGGCTGCGGTTCAAGCGTCTATGTCACCTGAACAAATCCAAGACATCGTGCTTGGTACCGTACATGGAATGATGACAAACGGCGACTTAGTCAACGAAATGCAACGCGATATTGCAATGGATATGCAGGAAGAAGAAGCTAAAGAACAGCAAATGGAACAACCTATGCCGCCTCAAGGCCAACCAATGCCCCCTGAACAAATGCCACCACAAGGGATGCCCCAATGAAAGCAGCAGATTTTGTAGGAATTTTATTTTTAGCCCGTGATGTAACCCATTCGGTTCATCTTAATACCCGTAGCTATTCAAAACACAAAGCTTTGCAAAAGTTTTACGAAAATATTATTGATAATGCAGATGATTTCGCTGAAGCATATCAAGGACGGCATGGTTTGATTGGCCCAATCAGCCTAATGTCTGCTAAAAAGACTAGCAATGTTATCGAATTTCTTGAAGGACAACTTGCAGAAATTGAAGGCGCAAGATACGATGTAGTAGATAAAACCGATACATCGTTGCAACAAATTATTGACAATATTGTTCAATTATATTTATCCACGCTGTATAAATTGCGATTCTTAGCATAATGGCAATAACAGTTAAACATTCAACCGCTGCGGATGGCACTTTTAGTGCTACTGGTGCTACTGCTTGGAATGCTGACCATACTTTAGCTGGTCTTGGCACAATGGCAGAGCAAAATGCCAATAATGTAACTATTACAGGCGGTTCTATTACAGGCGTTACAGGTGTAGGCACAGTAACTAGCGTTACAGGTACAGCACCAGTAGTTTCTAGTGGCGGCAATACTCCAGATATTAGTATGGCTAAAGCAACAACTAGTGTTGATGGTTATTTATCTGCAACTGATTGGACAACTTTTAATAATAAAGGTAGTGGCTCTGTTACTAGCGTAGCAGCCACAGTACCTAGTTTTTTAAGTGTTACAGGTAGTCCTATTACTACAAGCGGTACTTTAGCTTTGACTTATAGTGGCACTGCTTTACCAGTAGCTAATGGCGGCACAGGACAAACTACTGCAAGTGCAGCATTTAATGCTTTAAGCCCTTTAACTACTGCTGGTGATACTTTATATGGCGGTACAAGTGGTGCTGGCACTAGATTAGCGATTGGCACGGCAGGACAAGTATTAACAGTAAATTCTGGCGCAACTGCTCCACAATGGTCTACACCAACAACAGGCACAGTAACCTCTGTAAGCGGTACAGGTACAGTATCAGGTATATCACTAAGTGGTACAGTTACTTCTAGCGGGAGTCTTACTTTAGGTGGTACTTTAGACCTTTCTAGCCCGCCAACAATAGGTAATACTGCACCCAATACAGGTAAATTCACTACCCTAGAATCAACTGGTACAGCATCATTAGGTACAACTTCTACTACTTATGTGCAAGCTATTGGCGATGCTTCTTACCCCGGAGTTTATGCAACTGGTGGTACAAATACTCCTTTAATCCTACAACCTTTAGGTACAGGCGCACTACAAGCACAAAAGACTACTTCATCAGCAACAGGCGGTAACGCTAGGGGTGCTAATGCGGTTGATTGGCAGACAAATAGAACAGCAGCAACACAAGTAGCTAGCGGTTCTTCTTCTTTTATTGGTGGCGGCGTAAGTAATACATCATCTGGATTTGATGCTGTTGTATGTGGTGGTTCTGGTAACACAGCTTCAGCAAACTATACTTTGGCTGTTGGTGGATTAAATAACACATCTAGCGGTTCAAATTCTGGAGTTGTTGGTGGAAATGCAAATACAGCCAACGGATATTTAAACTTTATTGGTGGTGGTTATCAAAACTCTGGAACTACTGGTAGTGCTGTTACAACCAATACCACAACAATTGCAGTAACTGCTAGTACTACACTTTACTTAACATCTACCAATGCTAACATTAAAGTGGGTCAGTTAATTACTGGTACTGGTATAACAACTTTTCCTTTTACCTACGCAACATCAACAGTAACTACTGGTACTGCCGCAGTAATGAATACAAGTACCATCTCTGGTACAACGCTAACTGTAGGCTCTTTAGCATCAGGCACAATTATTGCTGGTCAGGTCTTAACTGGTACTGGAGTAACTGCTGGTACTTATATTGTTAGTGGTTCAGGTCTTTCTTGGACAGTATCTACATCACAGACTGTTGCATCTACAACAATTACTGGCACAGCTTATACATTTACAATCAGCCAAAATGCTACAATTGCTGCTGGTGTTACTTTATCTTTTTACACACCTCATGGTGTCGTAGTCGGTGGTGGTAATAACCAAGCAACAGGCTCATATAGCTTTATTGGTGGTGGTGGCGATGCTGGTACTGCGGTTAACCGAAATGCAGCAAGTGGAGATTATGCTACTGTAGTTGGCGGAATAAAAAATTTATCTTCTGGAGCAGGAGCTTTTATTGGTGGTGGCGGTGTAGCTTCTACAACATTTAATGGAAACACATCTTCTAATCAAAGTAGTTTTGTTGGTGCAGGGGTTGCTAATAATGCTTCTGCAATTTATTCAGCAATAGCTGGTGGTAGTAATAATCAAGCTAATAGTGCAGGAAGTTTTATTGGTGGGGGTTATTATGGAACAACTAGAAGCATTTCTGGTATGCAAGCTATGTCAGCTTGTAATACTCCAGTTGCCGCAAGTGCTGGAATAAACCAAGCCGCATTATTAATTCTTGCTAGACAAACTACAGATGCAACTGCCACAGTATTAGCTTCAGATTCAAATACTCCTGCTGGAACAAACCAAGTAATCCTACCTAACAACTCTGCTTATTACTTCAAAGTCAGAGTTATTGCTGGTGTAACTGGTGCTGGCGATACAAAGGCTTGGACATTAGAAGGTGCTATTAAGCGTGGTGCTGGTGTAGGTACAGCAGCTATTGTAGGTACAGTAACAACTACAGTAGTAGCAACAGACACTGGTGCAGCAACTTGGGCAGTAACAGCCACAGCAGATACAACCAATGGTGGATTAAAGATTACAGTAACAGGACAGGCTTCTACAACAATTCGCTGGGTTGCTAAAGCCGAAACAGTAGAAATGACTTATTAAAAAGGAAAAATCATGGCATTAAAATTATCAGTAGCAACTCAATTTGGTGTACCAGCAGAAGAAGCCTATGCCAAAATTACTAACTTTTATGGCACTAAAGACCAATTACAAGTCCAAGTAGCTATTTACTTTAATAAAGATGCAAGACATCAGAATATGAGTACAGTTAAAGAAAATGCTCACTATATTGCTATGGAAGATTTAAAAGGCGATTTGATTCCAGCTATCTATGAAGTATTAAAGACTATGGCTGATTACCAAGGTGCAGTAGATTGTTAACATGGGTAACTTTTTTGGTGGATATTTCTTTGCAGGCGGGTTTTTTGGTAGTATTATTCAAGCAGCAGAACAACTTTATGTAAAACTTCGGTCACTTACCGAACGAGGGAGATATTAATGTCTATGAATTTAAAAGCGATAACCGTATGTATCGGTTATCAACAGATTACTAGCCTAAGTTCGGCCCAAAGCCTTACTGTGCCTTTGCTTGATAAAACAGGTCTTAATCAAAAGCCTACTTTTGCGCTGATTACCCCTGAAACACAAGGCGTTCGTTGGCGGGATGATGGAACGGCTCCTACGGCCTCCGTAGGTATGCCTTTGGCTGCTGGCGTTACACTACAATACGACGGCGATTTAAAAAACATTCAATTTATTGAGCAGACAGCTAGTGCTAAACTCAATATATCCTACTACGCATAAGGAATAGCTATGGATCTCTCTAACGGTTCTGGTGGCATTGACTCTAGCAAATTAATGGACTATTTCACCAAAGACTTTCTTAAAGATCTTGGTCAAATGGCTGTTTTGCGTGATGAATTGGCTAAACGTCAAGGCGCTTTATCTGCCGTTGAGGACGCCAATAAACTGCGTTCAGACGCAGATGCTTACGCAAAAAGCGTAAAAGCTGAAGCAGACATTAATTTAGCCCAGGCTAAAGAAACTAATGAAGCGTCTAAAGGGCTAAAAAAAGCCTTAGATGCTAAAGAAGCTGATTTAAACAAACGTGAAGGTCAGTATGAAAAAGACTTGTCTGCGTTTAATAAATCAGTAGAATTACAGAAAAAAGCCGTAGCCGATGCTGAAGCGTCTTTAGCTAAAGCACAAGCTGACGCACAAGCCAAACAAAACCAAATTGACGCTGACCGCATTGCTTTGGATGCTAGAATTAAAGCTTTCCAAGCTAAAGTAGCATCTTTGGAAGTTTAATATTTAATCGTACTGGTGCGATACACCAGGGTTTCTTAAGGAAACATCGAAATGGACGAAAGTCAAGAAATAGTACCAGCGGAAGTATCCGCGCCAGAGCAGGTGGCAACGGCTGCACCTGAATCTGAAGTAACAGCGCCGGAAGCAGTAGAACCAGCAGCGGAAGCACCCAAAACCTTCTCACAAGAAGAATTGGACGCAGCTATTGGTAAACGACTTGCTAGAGAACAACGTAAGTGGGAAAGAGAACAGGCAGCTAGAGCGACAGAAGCACAAGCTCGAAAAGCCCCAGTAGAAATCCCGCCAATTGAGCAGTTTAATTCGCCTGACGAGTATGCTGAAGTTTTGGCAGAACGTAAGGCAGAAGAACTACTTGCTAGGCGTGAACAAGCTAGGATGCAGTCTGAGATCATTGAGTCCTATCACGACAAAGAAGAAGATGCTCGGAATAAGTATGATGACTTTGAACAAGTTGCATACAATCCCAAGCTTCCAATCACTGACGCGATGGCTCAAACGATTCAAGCTTCAGAAGTTGGCCCCGACATGGCTTATTATTTAGGGTCTAATCCGAAAGAAGCAGATCGTATTTCACGTTTATCGCCACTCCAACAAGCCAAAGAATTAGGGAAAATTGAGGCTAAATTAGCTGATAACCCAGTTGTAAAAAAGACTTCGAGCGCCCCAGCACCAATTGCTCCGATTACGGCGAGATCTTCTGGATCTCCAGCAACAGACACAACTGATCCTCGTTCGATTAAATCGATGAGTACATCAGAGTGGATTGAAGCTGATCGCCAACGTCAGATCAAGAAGTGGGAAGCGCAAAGAAACCGCTAACTATTTTTTAATTAGGACTTTATTATGTCAAATTCGATCTTAACCATCGACATGATTACAAGAAAAGCTCTCGAAATCCTCGAGAATAACCTTGTACTCACACGTAACGTAAACCGCCAGTATGACGATTCTTTTGCTGTTGAAGGCGCAAAAATCGGTTCTACTCTCCGTATCCGCCTACCAGACCGCGCTTTGGTAACTGACGGTGCCGCTTTGCAAGTTCAAGACGACAACGAACAGTACACAACTTTGACTGTAGCGTCACAAAAGCATATTGGTGTTAACTTCACCTCTGCTGAATTGACAATGCAGTTAGATGACTTTGCAGAGCGTGTTTTGAAACCACGTATCTCTCAGTTGGCTTCTTCTATTGATG